TTATCAAACACTGGCGTGTCATCTACAATATCTTGCTGTGCACTTTGCTCTACATCATAGAGCTTCATCTTTGCCCTGTCAACTCCAACAACAAACCTGCGCAAATACGTTGGATCAGCATAACGATTCTTCAACTGCTTAAACATTACCTGGTTCAATGCTTCGAGTTCTTCCGAGCTCATCATTGCGATCATTAAGTCTACAGTTGCTGGCAATCCAAACGATTCTGACGTGTCTTCCAAACCCACATCAGAGCTTGTATATCCAGAACGTGTAGTCTGTGTTGCAGATACAATCGGCACATCAAACTCGACAGCTAAACCACGTAATTCTTCCGCAATTGCCTTAACATATGTATAAGAATTCACATTCGAACCATGCTTGATTCTACTCGAACTGCAAATGTTTAAGTAGTCGATGTAGATGATATCTGGCCTGAATTTCTTCTTCAACCGTAGCTCGTTGAGCAAGTGTCTGAAGTTAGCCGAGCCAGCGGATGCAGTTGGGTATTCCTTAATAATCAACTTACCAGTAGCCTTTTCCTTCACCCGCTCGAGTTTTGTTGTGTACGAGTCGCGAGGCATAAATCCGAGCTGATCAAGAGACACATTCATTAGGTTTGCATCAATTCGCTCGGCTATTCGCTCTTCAGCCATCTCCATTGTAATGTAAAGGACGTTCTTGCCAGCACTGATGTTAGCAGCAGCACAATGACACATAAACAAAGATTTACCAACACCAGTACCGGCAAGAACAACATTCAATGTTTTACGAGGAAGTCCACCCTTTGTAATCTTATTCAAATACTCAATGTCAAAAGGAATCCTTGTTTCTGTTCGGTGATAGAAGTCGTATCGCTTGTCGACATCCTCAAAGAAGTCATGACCTATGTGTGCATCAAACGATACAGCTAGAGCCTCTTCTAAAATTCCAGGTATTGCACCAGGATTCTGTTTGCCTGACTTATCATCCAATAGTTTAATTGAATCTGATATTGCATTAAAGATCGCTTTATCTTTACAGAACTTTTCCGTTTGATCAACGAGCCATTGTAGATCGGCTTCTTGAGGTTCGAGTTGTTCGAGTCGACCCTTGACTGAGGACACATCATCACCCGACAACCCAGTCGTGCTGTCTACCTCAACAGCAAGTGCTAGTTTGTTGGGAAACTGATTATAGTTATCAACATACTGTTTGATCTGTTGAAATAGAACCTTGTCGTGTCGTTGACTAAAATACGCATCCCGCAAAAAGGGAATGACCTTACGGCCATATCCCTCGTTGTGTATCAGATTCGTTAGAATCAGATCTTCAACCATTTAAGCTCCTGGAGGCAGGAAGTCTACATTAAACGAAATAGCAATCCGTGGACGTGCTTCTTGATCGATAACCTTGGGGACATAATGGTACAGCCATGAAGGCCAGATCACCATCATGTTTGGCTTTGGCTGCACAGTCATTGAGGGAGCTGTGAATGCAGTGAAGTCCTCCGGACGCATCACCATAGGATCATGCATCCTGAAACCATTCGTTGGGTTCTCGATAACCAACGGCACGGACTTCTCGTCGCACTGGATGTAATATGTTCCAGAGATTACAGATCTTGGATGGTTGTGAATCCCATGGCTGCCACCATACCGAATCACGCTGGCCCAACTATGGATGCTGCACTTCTGAGGATTGACCTCATACTTCAACTCGCGGAGGAAAGAGTTGGTCACACCATAGATTGCCTCTTCAAGTTGCTTGAATCCGCGAATGTGATCAATACGTTGCTTATTAAAGTAGGTTGTGTATCCACCATCATAGTTTACAGTGTCTGATGCAAGCTGCAACAGATCCTGTGCCATGTCTTCAACAGGTAAGTCTAAGTTGACCGACGCGGTCATAACAGGGAATACAGGGTTGTAGTTAATTACATTCTTAGCATCAGGATCTGGTTGATCGCCACTGCTAGGTTGGTCAATAGTTGTCAATTCATTGCTCATTTTCTTCTCCACGTCCATACTTAAATTCTTTTTGTACAGCCTCTTCTAACGAAGCCATAACAGACTCGGTGTAATACTTTTCTGGTGATTCATTTATGTTCTTACCAAACACCATCGACCCATCGGGTAGCTGATAGCGTGTTGAGACCTTCTTGAATATACCATACTTCTCAGCAAGATCTAGTAGCCCGTAGTACCTATCAAGCCCTTTTTCGTAAGTAAGTAACACTTCGACTTGACTGTTTTCTTTTGAGAGTCTGGATTTGTACATCTTGACTTTGATGATGTTGCCAATGACGTCCGTTCCATCCTTTTCTTTTCGTTTGGAGAGCATAGCAATCGTGCTAGCTGCGTACTTGAGACCTGTTCCACCACCGAGCTCCTTCGTAGGCACGTACGAACCGACAAGTTCGTAAACGTGATTGGTCACCAACAAAGGAATTTTAACCTTTGCCAGCTTCAAAGTCAACACACGAAATGCTGCTTTGATAATTTGTGACTTGGTCATGTCTCTTGTGTCTTTGCCTTCCAAACTATCTTCCATCTCCTTGGAAGTTGAAAGCATACCAAGACTATCAAGGACAAACATCATCGGTGGGCGTTTGTCTTCTGGTTGTTGGTCATACGCTTCGAGAAGCTTCAGCGCATGAGTCTTGAACTTTTGTATTGTATCCGGCTCAGCAATAATTACGCGGCTAGTGTCAATGCCGCGTTCTTCCATCATTGTTTTTGTGACTGCTGCTTCTGTGTCGTAGTAGACGACTCCTCCGGTTGGATTTTTTTCAAGGAAACTCCTGACGACCCCAAGAACGAAGTAAGTCTTACCAGTCGCGGACTCGCCTGCAAAAGCAGTAACTTTATTATCAGGGACGCCACCATATAGGCTACCGCTGAGAACAGCATTGAGCACGTAGCTACCACTATCAATAAAACTCCCAAACTCAGCACTGCCAGCGCCGTCAGAGGCCAAAGAAGTATCATCATCTTCAATTTCCTTGATCAAATTACGAAAGAAGTCACTCATAGATTTTCTGCCTCCAGCTGTGTTACATAATGATCATGGAGCTCAGAATACGCCTTGAACACGTTGTAGGGGACAATTCCTTCACCAAACTGATCGGTCATTTGCTCAATAACAGCGACAAGTTCACGAGCAAGTCGCATCTCCGTTGCAGTACCAATAGGGTGCACTTCAAAATTACCGTTCATAACGACTTTCCTTTTATGTAATTACTACCAATAGAATCAAGCTTTGCCTTAAACTTTGCAATCTTATCTTTACGGTTTGGCCAATGAATATACTCTTTATCTGCATTGGCGTTAAGGTTTTTCAACAGCGGTATGATACTATCATACATCTTTTGCAATCGGTCAACAACATCAACTAGTTCCTCCTGAGCTGGTGCTGACAGTTCTGATAGTTCGTCTTCCGTTACAGCTGTGAATCCAAAGTCGTCGTCGAATTCAGAAGAATTCATCAAGGGTTTGTTGTTCATTTCCTTCCTTCCATCCAATAACATCCATGATCGTTTTTAATGGTTCAATAAACGATTTCTGGAATTGGGTTTCGTAATCGAGATAACGATCCATACCAAGCTCTTTTGGTAACTTACCTGGTGTAGCAATTACGTTAGTTGGAATTGGCGCCGAGTCAAGAACATAACAGAATTTGATTTTCTCACCTTCGCCAATCGGAACATATTTCGCTTCGAGCTTGCGAATGCGGAGCAGATGATTATATATTAATGCTCCCTTAACATGAATTGGTGTTGCCGGCAAAAAGTTCAGTGATCCTGTATTGTAGGATTTCTGTACCAGTACACCACGTGCATCATACAAGTCCTTGGTCAACATTCCACGAACGCTACGTGGAAATGCCACATCTTCAAACGGTAACTTCTTGAACTGTTGCTTGAAGTCACGCAAGAACTTCTGAAGGTCGTCTTCACTCTTGTTCATGATGATCCCAAGCGCCTTCTTAATGTTCTCGCGACACGCAGATGGTGTAGATGACCTAACCGCTTCAATCCCCTGCATCTTTAACTTCGGCTCAGCAAACCTAACACCCTCGAGGTCGTACACGTTGAGAATGTAATGCTTCTTACCAGTCCAGATGCCTTTATTCGCAATTGCCTCACGTTTCATCTTCATCTTCTGCTCATAGGCTGAGACATAGTTTGCGAGCTCTTCGTAACACCGATCAATGTACGGTTCCATTACATCCTGACATGCCTTGTCCAAATAGTTAACAATCTGTTCGGTTGTCGGGGTCTTTCCTGCAAACACATTCTCGACTAGACCGTCGAGTGTAATGTACATTGAGTCCGTATCAATCGCAATTACATAATCTTTGCCTTCTGTTTTCAACAGCTTGTTGAGGTACTTGTTGATCTTTCGCTCCATCCAACGAATTGATAGCTGACCAGACTTCGTAATCGATTCAGCGAGCCTGTTATCAAACCAACGAAAGAACTGATTCGACAAAGCACCATAAGCACTGTTCAACTGAATCTTCTTGGCAAGCTGCATGTTGTGACATCGAGCTATCTCGTTAGCCAGAGCTTGCGTCTTATCTTTCTCGTAGTCCTTCTTCGCCTGCAGCATCCGACGTTTCCAAGCTGCGCGATCGTTATACATCGTCTCCATCAGCGTTGGAAGGAACCCTCGCTGATCTTTACTAAACAAACAGCCGGTTGGTGTGATCGTTAGATTGAACTCACTCATCACATCACGCACGCGTTCGTACTTCAAGAACCCCTTTGCGAGCTTGATCGCACGAGCGGTGGTTGCATCGACATCATCAACACCAGTGAATCCTGCCTCAATATCACGAGCAATATCACTACGCTCATCCTCATCCCTGACACGATCGAGGTCGCCATCGAGGAACATCTCAACGCTGTTCTTTGTTACCGCAAGATCGTATTGTAGCATCTGACCACGAAGCGTTTCGGGTGAGATGTTGTATTGCATGATCAAATGTGGATACAAGCTGTTAAGGTCGAACGACACAACCCACTTGTGTAAACCAACTTGTGGATCTTTAACATATGCGCCCTCGATCTGACGAGGTTTGTTTCCACGAACCTTCAGTGGAATAACAATACCACGCTCAAGAAGGTAGTTGTGAATGATCACATCCCACATCGACACAGTAGTAAGACTATCGATCAGATTGACCTTGCCGTCATATGCAATCGCATACACCTGCTCAAGCAACTTCATCTTCTGGTCGATCCGATACACCAGATCAACGTCGCGTATGTTGTAGTTGATAAAGTTCTGAAAGTCCTTCTTGTAGAATTCGTCTAGTGACTCAAACCCCAACTCGAGGAAGTCGATCTTTCGCTCACCAAGTTCCAGGAACGCTATGTGGTCAAGCTTGAAACTCTCTTGCTGTGAGAATGTAAACTTCTTGTACAGCTGCATGTAATCAAGAATCGTGATGCCAAGCGGCACACGCATTGTCATTGCCTCTTTAGCATCAGCAGCAGTCTTGTTTGGGTCACGACGAAGCTCCCACATATTCCATGGCGATAGCTTCTTGGCTGTCCGCTCATCGAACAGACGCTCAATCCTATTGATTAGGTATGGGATGTCGAAGAACTCAACGTTCCATCCTGTAATAATATCTGGCAACCAATCATTACTTCGCCACACGTCAATGAACCGCAACAGCATGTCTCGCTCATCACGGCACTCAATATATGTAACGTAATCTTGTTCGGGTGTATACGGACGAGTGCCAAATGTGATGGCACGATCATTCTTCCGCATCGTGATTGCTGTTACTGCTTTGTTCGCAGTATCAATATCAGGGAATCCACCCTCTGAGTCGGTCTCAATATCAACCGTAACAACAGATATCAGCGTGGGATCGTATTGGACTTCACCAGGGAACTGATCGTTGATGTATTGATACTCAAACCCCTCAGTTCCAAATATCTTGTGACCAGCAACGTTTGCATTATCTTTAATGTACTGG